AGGAGTACATACGTGATGTTAGATTCAAAGCATTTGGGTGTTGCTTCCACGAGTATGGAAGTGATGATCCAATCGTGTGGGTTGGAGGACGCGACCTACCTGAGTACGTTGCTTCAATCGACTGGAGCCGAACAGCAGTACTTGCCCATAACGCCCAGTTTGACGTGTCAATCCTCTGCTGGCGATACGGAATCAAGCCCGCGTTCATCTTCGACACGCTATCAATGGGACGCGCTATACGAGGCGTGGAAGTGGGTAACTCCCTTGCCAAACTGGCAATGGATTTTGGCTTGCCTGACAAGGGACGAGCAGTTCATTCAACAAATGGGCTTGAGGATTTACCATCCGACATTGAGCGCGAGTTGGAAGAGTATTGCAAGCACGACGTGTTCTTGTGCGAAGCCATATTTGAAAAGCTGGTCAAGGGCTACCCTGCCAAGGAGCTGCGCCTCATCGACATGACGCTGCGCATGTACACAAACGCTTGCCTTGAGCTTGACCGCGAGATGCTCATCAAAGCACTATCAGAAGAAGGAGAGAAACGTGAAGGGCTACTTACAAAACTCGGCATCGAGGAGACTGCACTGGCGTCGAACCCAAAGTTTGCGGAGGTACTCGTACTCATGGGCGTCACACCCCCTACGAAAGTCAGCAAGACCACGGGGAAGGAGGCGTTTGCTTTTGCAAAAAATGACGCGCTATTTCAAGCGCTGCTCAACGGTGAACGTGAAGACGTCGCCCTTCTTTGCGAGGCGCGTCTACGCGTTAAGTCTACGACCGAGCGTACGCGTGCGCAGCGGTTCTTGGACATATCGGGCAGGGGCCCGCTCCCGGTACCGCTTAGCTACTACGGCGCAGCGACGGGCCGCTGGACTGCGGCCAAGGGGTCAGCCATCAACATGCAAAACCTCAAGCGAGGTTCGTTCCTACGCAAAGCAATCATGGCACCGGTGGGGAACCAGCTTGTCGTTGGGGACCTTTCGCAAATTGAACCGCGAGTACTCGCGTGGCTGGCGGATTACGAAGACATGCTCGACATCTTCCGGGCTGGCGGTGACCCTTATGCCACTTTCGGTTCTCAGATGTTCAACATACCCGGCCTTTCAAAAGAAAGCCATCCAGACCTTAGACAGTCTGCAAAGTCAGCGCTGCTCGGCTGCGGGTACGGGCTTGGCTGGGCGTCTTTCGCTTCCCAGCTTCTCGTTGGATTCCTTGGCGCTCCTCCCGTACGCTACGACTTGGCCTTTGCGAAGAAGCTCGGGGTCACGTCTGACCAAGCGCAGAAGTTCCTCGACTGGGATGTGAACGTCGAGAAGATACAGGCCATCCCCCACACGTGCACAACCAAAGAGCTGGTGATCCACTGCCTTGCAGCCAAAGCCATCGTTGACAGGTACCGCGCCACTGCGCGGCCTGTGGTGGGGTTCTGGGAAATGATGAACAGTCTGATCGAGGAGTCGCTGTACAAGGGCAAGGAGTACAAGCACAAGTGCCTGACTTTCAGCAAGGGGCAGATACTGCTGCCAAGCGGAATGCCGATCAACTACCCCGGGCTGAACGTCAGGCGCACAACTGATGAAAAAACAGGCAAGCCAAAGACAGAGTGGACGTACGGTGAAAACCGTATTAAACTGTATGGAGGAAAAGTAACCAACAACGTCACGCAGGGCGTAGCCAGATGCGTGATGACTGATGGGATGTTGAGAACGTCAAGGCGGTACTTCGTAGCGGGTACGGTGCATGACGAACAGATCGTAGTGGTACCGGATGCGGACGTCGAAGAAGCGAAGACATGGGTCTTGGCTCAAATGACTGTGGAGCCGCCGTACATGCCGGGTATACCTCTGGACGCTGACGGTGGCGCTCACCGTAGGTATGGGTTAGCAAAAAACTAAGGAGAAGCAGATGGATGACAGGATTGCAATTGCATTCGAGCAGTTTCACACGGCCAACCCGTGGGTGTACCGCAGGCTCAAGGACTTGGCGCTGGCCATCAAGCAGACTGGGCGTGACCACTACGGGATGAAGGCGCTGTTCGAGGTGCTTCGATTTGAGCACGCCATGGACACAACCAAAGCCGATGGCCTCAAGCTCAACAACAACTACACCGCGTTGTACGCCCGCAAGATAGGACAAGAGGTGCCGGGTCTGGAGGACTTCTTCCAGTACCGGGAGCGCAAGCCGCGCTGGGTGGTGGGGCAGGTCAGCGCCCCCGGCAGTTTCTTTGCCAAGTCAGTCAACGCATGGGATCAACCAAGAGGAGAAGTCAGATGATCATTCCAACACGTATCACCGTGGGCAACCACAGGTACACCATACGCATGCTCAAGTACATGCCCCGCAAGGGCATCATGGGGACGGTGCACTACAACCTCGGCACCATACAGCTTGCGACACACAGCAACACAAGCAACGCCCGGTACTCACCGCCACGACTGCAGGAGACCTTCTGGCACGAGGTCACACACGCCATACTGCACGACATGGGGCACCACCTGCATACCAACGAGCGCTTCGTCACCGACTTCTCGTCCCGCCTGTCCAAGGCAATCAGCTCTGCAAAGTTCCAATGAAAAAACCAGCATGGAGCCACAGCTCCCTAAAAGACTTTGAAGGGTGCGCCCGTCGTTACCACGAGGTCAAGGTCCTGAAGAAGTACCCCTTCCAAGAGACCGAGGCCACACGGTACGGCAATCAGGTACACGAGGCCATCGAGTTCTACATCCGGGACAAGAAGCCCATCCCGCCAGAGTATGCGCAGTTCCAGCCGGTGGTGGACGCCATGATCAACAAGTCCGGGCGCAAGCTGGCCGAGTACGAGATGGCGCTGACCGTTGACTTGAAGCCCACCAACTGGAAAGCACCAGACGTGTGGGTGCGGGGCATTGCAGACATTCTGGTCATCGATGACGACAACCTGACCGCGTGGGTGGGCGACTGGAAGACGGGCAACAACAAGTACCCAGACCGGGATCAGTTGGTGCTCATGTCGCTCATGGTGTTCGCGCACTTCCCACACATCCGTAAGGTGAACAGCGCCTTGCTTTTCATCGTCAAGGAGTCTATGGTCAGCATGCAAATGCACCGCGAACAAGCCGAGCAGTTTTGGTGGAAATACCGCGAGCGCACTGCACGGCTCGAAGCATGCTTCGACAACGATGTGTGGAACCCCACACAGACACCGCTATGCGGCTGGTGCCAAGTCACTGGCTGTGAGTTCAACCCAAAGCACTAGGAGGCCGTCATGGCACAAGCACCCAGCAAACGTAACTACAAGCAAGAGTACGCCGAGTTCCACGGCAAGCCCGAGCAAGTTGAGAACCGAGCAGAGCGCGTCAAGGCGCGGCGCATCATGGAGAAGTCAGGCCAAGCCAGCAAGGGCGACGGCAAAGACGTCGATCACATCAAGCCCCTCAAGAGCGGCGGCACATCGGTCAAGAGTAACTTGCGTATGCGCAGCGTGGCAAAGAACCGCGCCAGCTCAAAATAACAGCCCGGAGAAGTAATGCAAATTATCGAAGACAAGGCACTGCTTTTCAGAACCAGAAACCCCGACAAGTACCGCATCATCCCCAAGCACAAAGTCATACCTGTGCAGGGTGGGTACGAGGTCGCGGTTTACTGGGGTCTGGATGAAGCGCGAGTGCTGCGCAATATGGGTGTGAAGGACGTGCCATCCCCCATCACCCGCCGCTACGATTGGCCCGGACGCTACAAGCCGATGGAGCACCAGATAGAGACCGCAGCGTTTCTCACCATGCACCGCCGAGCATTCGTGTTCAGCGAACCCGGCACCGGCAAGACGCTCAGCGCCTTGTGGGCAGCAGACTACTTGATGAAGCTGGGCAAGGTGCGGCGTGTGTTGATCCTGTGCCCTCTGTCGATCATGCACAGCGCGTGGATGGGGGACATCAACAACAGCGTCATCCATCGCAGCGCAGTCATCGCGCACCACCCCAAGTCAGCACGGCGCATTGAGCTGATCCAGCACGACTACGAGATCGTCATCACCAACTACGAGGGGCTGAACTTGATTGCGCAGGAGGTCTCCAACGATGGGCGATTCGATCTGGTGATCGTGGATGAGGCCAACGCCTACAAGACCAACAGCACACGGCGCTGGAAATCGCTGGCATCTATCCTCACACCCGAGACGTACCTGTGGATGATGACGGGCACCCCGGCCTCGCAGTCTCCTGTGGATGCGTATGGCTTGGCCAAGCTGGTGAACCCAGAAGGCGTGCCTCGCTTCTTCACAGCATGGCGCGATCAGGTGATGCAGAAGCTGACCCTGTACAAGTGGGCTCCCAAGCCAGACGCCAAGGACCAAGTGTTCGAAGCGCTGCAGCCCGCCATCCGGTTCACCAAAGCGCAGTGTCTGGACCTGCCCCCCGTGGTCACCATGACCCGGGAGGTGCCGCTCACGCCGCAGCAAGCCAAGTACTACAACATGCTCAAGGATCAGATGATGGTGCAGGCTGCCGGGGAGACCATCAGCGCTGTCAACGCTGCCGCTGCTGTGAGCAAGCTCCTGCAGATCAGTTGCGGTGCGGCCTACACGGACGACAAGGAGGTGGTGGAGTTCGACGCCTCGCCCCGGCTGGCGGTACTGGAGGAAGTGCTGGAAGAAACAGACCGCAAGGTCATCGTGTTTGCGCTGTTCACAAGCGCCATCGATAGCATCCACCGCCACCTGCTCAAGCGCGGGATCAGCGCCGAGATCATCAACGGGGCAGTCACGCCGTCCAAGCGTGGGCAGATCATCCACAGGTTCCAAAACGATCCTGACCCAAGGGTGCTGGTCATGCAGCCCGCTGCTTCTGCGCACGGCATCACGCTGACTGCTGCCGACACGGTGGTGTTCTATGGCCCCCTGATGAGCGTGGAGCAGTACATCCAGTGCTGCGCCCGTGCTGACCGCAAGGGCCAGACGTCCGACAAGGTGACCGTTGTCCACATTCAGGGCAGCGCCATCGAGAAGCGCATGTTTAAAGCCTTGGAAGGGAAAGTGAGTGACAACACACTTCTGACCGAGATGTTTGACCAAGAAATAAATTGAAAAAAGGAGTTGTGCAGCCCAAAAAACCCGTGTAGAGTGTCAAGTCTTAGACAAATAAAACAGCTTTTTAGGAGAAGCAAATGACAGAAGAGACCGTTCCGCTGGACCGGCTTGCGAAAATCTACCGCAAGATCAGGACCAACATCGCCACGCTGACGCAGGAGTACGACACGAAAGTGGAGGAGCTCAAAGCGCAGCAAGACGAGATCACCAACGCCATGAAGGACCAGATGAAAGCGATGGGCGTCACGTCCGTGCGCACATCCGAGGGCACTGTGGTTCTTTCCGTAAACACCCGCTACAACACGCAAGACTGGGACTCTTTCAAGAAGTTCGTGGTCGAGCACGCCGTGGTGGATTTGCTGGAGAAGCGCATCGCCCAAACCAACATGCGTCAGTTCCTTGAAGAAAATCCGGGGCTCGTGCCTCCCGGTCTGAATTCCTCGTCCGAGTATTCAGTGTCAGTTCGTAAACCAACCAAGTGAGACCTGTATGTCATCCGTAGCCCTTTTCAATTCCTCCAACGTCCCCGCATTTGCCCGGACTGAGCTGTCCGATACCGCCAAAGCCCTGATGGGTGGCAGTGGTGCGGGTGTCAGCACCAAACGCATCTCGATCAAAGGCGGCGTGTTCCGCCTGCTGGCCGGGGGCAAAGAGATCGCT